CAAAACCCTTTCTATTTAACAGAGGATCAGGGGTAATTAAGATGTACCCCTGATCTTCTGCATTTGTTTGGCATCCACCTTGTTCTTACGAAAAAGGCTTCCCACATATCGTGGGGTGGTTGATGCTTCAACAAGACCTGCCTTTGAAACACAAGGATTCATTGGTCTTATAGTCTCTCCACGTCCTGTCACGGTCTGCCCGACCGCCAATATTTATATAAGTCATCTATTAAATCCACAATCTTTACTGCGATTTTCAACTTCGATATGTGGTCGGGGTGTTGGGGCATTTTAGTCGCAGACCCACTTCCTTTTGGATTTAGTCCAGCGGTTTGTTTAAACGTAAAAAAAACACCCGCTGCAATATTTTTATACGTTATATAATTTAGCATTGCAACAGTTCTTTTTAGAGGTATTGTTACATTTTTTGTTTAACGATAAATCTGAAATACAAGGCAGAGGCCAATTAATCGTTGCATAATCATTATTGTCAATGTAGGTTACTAATACATATTTTTGGAGAATTGACAGTGACACGAAAAAGCAGCAAGGCAAAGAAGACTACAAAGACAAAGAAAAGAGTCATCAAAAGAAAAAACATTAATCCCGCAGTTGACCAATATAGAGGGTTGCGTGAGGCAGCCCGACAGCGTAGGGGTTCTAGTGTCATCGATCCGACGTATAGGAACCTCCTAGAAGTTCCTGATGCCGAGATAGATGTAGCGAAACTTAAGGCACATGACATTCCATCTAAAGGGCCGCCTTCAAAGTTGGAAGATAAACGGATACGCGGAATTATTATCGACTATATTAGTCAGGCCAATTACCCCGGTGTTGCTGCAAAGGCGGCTGGAATTTCTCCGATGACTTTGAAGCGTTGGTTAAAGTGGGGAAAGGAGGGAAAGGATAAGTTATATTATGATTTTTGGTGTGACGTTCGCTCGGCCGAGGCAGTGGCCGAGATCAATAGGGTTAAGCAGATATTGAAACACGAGAAGACGGATTGGCGAGCCGGGATGGAGATATTATCGAGACGGTTTCCCGAGCGCTGGTCTAAAAAAGAAATTAGACAGTCACATCTTCAGGTAGATGGAAAGATTACGGCGACGTTGCGCGACCAATTTAGTATGAAGATAGTTAACGATCCTCGTGCGCGTAATTTGGCTCGTGAGTTAATAACACGAACAATTAATAGTAATCTTATTGAAAATAAGGTTGACGAAGATGATATTATTGATGAAGATGCTATTGATGAAGATACAACCGACGAGTAGGCTTACTACAAATGGATATAGATGAAAAGAATCTATCTAAAGAAATTTTAGCCTACTCTATGCCCGGTGTGTTTGCCAACATGGCTGATCCACGATGGGAATATGCACCGCATCTTGCTCTCATAGAGGACAAGTTTCTCGAAATACTCTCCGGTAAACCTCTTCGCCTCCTCGTCAGCATGCCCCCTCGGTCGGGAAAGAGTATGTTCTTCTCGACAATCGTCCCGTCTTGGTTCTTGGGGCGATTTCCAGATAAGAAAGTCTTGCTCGTCACGTATCAAGCTAACTTTTCAAAAAGTTTTGGACGTCGGGCAAGAAATATTCTTACTGAATATGGACAACAGGTCTTTGGTGTTACCGTCGATAATAATACTGCTGCCGCCGACCACTGGGAAATTTCAGGACATACCGGGGTGATGGATACGGAGGGGGCGGGGGGAGCGCTTACGGGTAAGGGGGCCGATCTACTCATCATCGACGATCCGATTAAGGGACGCGAGATGGCGTTATCACAGAAGGTACTCGACGATCAGTGGGATTGGTGGGGCTCTGATGTACGCACCCGCCTCGAGCCCGGCGCATCAATTGTCATAATTGCAACGCGATGGTCTAATGACGATCTTATTGGAAAACTTATCGGTCAGATGGATAATGGTGGAGAGCAGTGGGACGTCATATCCCTGCCAGCGCTGGCCGAAGAAGATGATGTCTTGGGCAGACGAGTCGGGGAGCCACTGTGGCCCAAAAGATTTGACGTCGATGCCTTAAAAAACATTCGATCCAATATGAATGACTATTGGTGGTTTGCCCTCTATCAACAGCGACCGGCATCTTTAGAAGGAAATCTGATTCAGATAAGGTGGTTTAGAAGATTTAAAGATATGCCAAGGATGTCGGATGCCGACCAAATAATTATGTCGCTTGACACGGCGCAGAAGGAAAAAGAGGTGTCGGATTATACGGTTATTGGTGTGTGGTTTAGGATTGAGAATAATTATTATCTTGTTGATGTCATAAGAGAGAGATTAAATCATCCACATCTTATTCTCTTGACAAAGAATATGATATCCAAGTGGCTTCCGAATGCAGTTCTTATCGAGGATAAAGGAAGTGGTATATCTCTTATCCAACATCTTCAAGAAGAGACGAGTGCACCAATTATACCAATAGAACCGACGACTGATAAGGTGATGAGAATGATCGTTGAGACGCCGATGATAGAAACGGGCCAAGTTCTTCTTCCGGAGAGTGGGACGACGGATTGGATTAGTGATTATGAGGAAGAGATCAGGACGTTTCCTAATTCAGCGCGAAAAGATCAGGTCGATATGACGTCTCAAACATTACGATGGATACGAGAACGATCTGTGCCAATAGACCTGTGGTGATAAATATTAAATCCGAATTGAGATTGAATCCGAATTAAGATTGAATCTATTCACAAAAATATTGATAGTTGCGTTATAGTAATAAATGAATTTTAGGAACTATGACCATGTTTGAGACTATAAAGAACATCTTTTCTCGCTCTAAAACTAAAAGAGATGGTCCTGCACCCGGCGTTATCTCGTTTGGTGGGTATAATCCCCCCGTTCGAGGTACTCGTCAACTTCTTGACGTCTACAGTCAATCGCCGTGGTTTAGAGCAGTTGTAAATAAGATAGGAAAGGGTGTTGGAAATACCAACTGGAGATTGTATGCAGGGAAGAATTCGTCAGGTAAGGCAATAGAGCTGCCCCATGTTCAGACCTTGTCCGCCGATGTGAGACACGAGCGGGTAAAGTTTCTCCTCGATCAGAACGAGGTGACCGAGATCACGAGCCATCCCCTCCTTGATCTTCTTGCTACGGGGAATGAACAACTCCTTGGGTCGACTGTCATCCAATTAACAAATCAATATATCGACCTCGTCGGGGAAGCTTTTTGGTTGTTGGAGAGAAGTAGGGTTGGGATGCCGGTAGCCATATGGCCTCTTTCACCCGAGTGGATCAAGAAGTTCCCGACTGCAAAAGATCCCTTTTATCAAGTTACAAACAGGTCTGGATTTGTCGCTGACATCCCGGTTACAGAGATGCTTATTTTTAAGGAGCCGGACCCGGTTGACCCGTATGGACGGGGCAGCGGTATCGGGAAGTCATTAGGTGACGAGATAGAGATTGATGAATATACCTCCAAGCACGTCAAGACGTTCTTCTATAATAGGGCACGTCCTGATATTATTATTTCGGGGGACTCGCTTGGGCGCGACGACACGAAGCGACTCGAACAGAAGTGGCTTGAGAGACATCAGGGATTTTGGAATGCCTTTAAGCCCGTCTTCCTCAGTCGCAAGGTCGACATCAAGGAGTTAACCCAAACATTTGACAACCTACAACTGACTGATTTGCGTAAGAACGAGCGTGACATCTTTATCCAGGTCTATGGAATACCGCCTGAAAAGCTCGGGGTTATTTCGCAGTCCAAAAAGTCGACCATCATCGCGGGTGATCTCTATTGGACAAAAGATGTCATTAAGCCACGGATGGAGCACATCCGTAATACAATTCAGCGGAATCTTGTTCCACAATTTGATAGTCGTCTTATCCTGGATTTTGACTCCCCGGTTATTCAGGATAAAGAGCATCAATTTAGGATAATGAACTCGGCGAAGTTTGCGTTTACAGTTAATGATTTTCGGACCGTTGCAGGCATACCGCGTATCGATAAGTTTGGGGATGCTCTCGTGCTTCCGCTCAACAGCACCATTGTTGATAGTATCACGGGGGAAGTTCTTGTTGAGACGAAGAATACACCCAAACAGCCAGGCTCAAATTCTGCTGACAGCACTCCCCCCAACTCGGGAAAAGAATTAATGAGTGATGCAACGAGATGGATGGATCCGACCCCTATTGCTGAAGTTTCTGACGAGGACGGGTTTGTTGAGAATTCCTTTTCAGGATTAAAAAATAAGACCAAAGATAAAATCTTATTGGAACTTCCAAAAATTGCTGAAAAGATAGAGGAGGAGTACTCACGTCGACTAAAAGAAAAAGAGGACGCCCTATAACTTTGAGCGTCCTCTAATTCCAACCTTATCAACATTATAAGGTTTCTATTTTCTTTATTTTGTCGTCTTCCTTATCTAACTCTTTATTAAACATGTGTAGGAACTTTATAAAGAGCGTTAAGACGAGATCGACAAGCAAAAGAAGATATAATAGGTATAGTAATTGAACTACACCTGTTATATGGGTCATCTTACATCTGCCATCATACTTTCCTCAGATTAAGAGGGGGGGGGGTTTTAAATCCCCCCCCCCTCTTATACGTCGTAACGAACTGATTACTTGGCTCGTTCAGCCGCCGCCTTCTTCTCGGTCATGATGAAGTACCGCGTAATCTCACGGTCCTCAAATTTTTCCTTCTTGGGGATGACCTTGAATCCGCGCTTCTCGACGACTCGAAGAAGGTTGAGTTGCGTCTTGCCCCCGCATGCATCACGAATTTCACGCTGCGTCGCCCCTTCGGGACGTGCATATAATGCAGCCGCAATACTCGTCTTCGTGTTCTTGCGGAAACCAAACGAGTCACGTTCGGCTTTCTTGCGTGCGGGCTTCGTCGATGCACCCTTCGACTTGGCAAGAAGGCGCTTTGCAGTCGACTGTTTTGACTCAGTCTTTTTGACTGGCTGTGGCGTTTGTGTTGCAGGCATAACTATTCTCCTCTAGCTACCTCGTGGCAATATTGCCAAACAAATTTGTCTTTGAACAGACGTTATATGTTATATATAGTATATAATTAGTCAATTTGCAAGTAAAATATTACAGTTTGACTAATGACATATATAGATATAGTGATGGAAGATAATAAAACTATCTTCCATCACTTCTAGTTTGGTGGCTACTTACGCGGTACCCCAAAGAAATTCTTTACGCCCCACCACGTCGTCTGTTCAATTAATTCCCCCCCGCGTGTATTAAACGTCCATATTTCGGATACTTTTGTTATTGGCCCCTTTGGTACGATCCCCCATATTGGATATTTACTCGTTACGATGCCGTCGGAATTTATCGGCCATATCTCAATCTTAGAGTGTATACCAGATTTGGCCATTACATTGTCGATCTCAGACTTTCTATTAGGATAAGGTTTATAGACGTTTAGAAAGACTGCACAGTGATTGACTGTGTCAATTTTCTCACTCGGCGCAAGAACAGCCAACTTCTTTACGAGCTGTTTAAGCTTGTAAAGTAGGTTATGCTTGTTAATACGCCAATCTGAAAACCCAGATTGATAGACTGCCCGATCAGAGATGTATCCGTTTTCGCGCATCGTCTCAACACCACTATTACTCCCACACATATAGTCCCGCAAAAAATATGCGATACTCTGGTGAGAATATAAGTCTACCCCGGTATTTCTCCAATAAGGAGAGACCTTTGCGGGGGTATCAAGTAGTCTTATTTCCATCATATTCACCTCCTGCTAAGTTTTCGTAATTACCAAAAGGGGCCACATTCTTATGTGGCCCAAATTATCATCACTTGGGCATATATATAATTTCCCCAAATGGTGGCTTTTTGATGTTCTTTTCAGATTCGGTACTTAACCACAAGACCGGATAGTCTGGTGTTGGTGGGTAATCCCAACACTCCATATCAGTCATGTAGATGAAGCATGATGGTACCTGGTCGTTCTTTTCGACCCACTCAAAAGGTGGCGTAAAGTTTGTCCCACCGCGTTTCAGACTCGTGAACTTAATGGGAAAGTCGTTGGGCGTAAACTCATCGACCTTATATAGCTCTGAATCGCAATATAAAACATAGACTACAGCCACCTTTACAGTTTGAAGAAGACCATTTATCTCACCCCCAAATTGCTGTAATTCATCATCAGAGACACTTCCCGATGAATCAATTGCGATGATGAGGGTAGCCATCTCCTGATTGTGTAGGGTAGGAAGATAGATCCCTTGTTGAAGATAGCGTCTATTTGGGCGGGTCCACGTATAGTCATTCTTTGTCGACTGCTCAAAAAACCTTCTGAGTTGGTCGACCCAGTTAATACGTGGATTGAGAAAATCGTTGACCCACTTCTCTAATGATCCGGTCATCTTCCCACGCGCGCGTGCTATTGCAGCAGCTTTCGCTACACGCCCTTTCATTTTTGAAGCTTCAGAATCAACCGATCCCTTTGAGAGGGCCTTGCCATTTTTGCCCTTTTTATCAAGGATGCCACCACATGCCGTTCCGTGCCCCGGTATTGCAATTGGAACACCAGGACCGCCATAATTTGGTATCTCCTTGGTTTTACGGAGCAAGATGTTATAAATCTCATCCACGTTCATCCCGGCATACTGTAGGTCATACAGTGCGCCTTCAATCAACTCGAACTTCTCTTCTTTGAGGATGATATTTATCGCATAATCCCCAGCCCAATTCCACAATAGAGGATTACGCTGAAACCTCCGAAGGGGATGAAGAAAGGCACAGTGTAATATCTCATGCGCCACCGCACCCAAGGTTTGTTTGAACGTCATTGACTGTACGAATTCAGGATTGAATATCAATACATCTCCGTCTGTTCCACAAGTTGGGATTGATCCATCCTCAATTAAATCGAGGTGGAATGCTAGGGCGCCAAAGAACGGGTGTCTTGTAATAAGATGAACCCGAGCCTTCTTCATCGTTTTCATCGCCTTGCTTGTTGCCATTTTCTCCTCCTGTTGATAGGTTGAATTACCTAATGAAGTTTTTGGCAGACATACCAGGGCCGGCCGTAAGCCCGGAGTGATAAGTTATCTTACCCATCACTCCGGGCTTTATATACAACTAGCCGGCTAAAATTTCTTGATGTTTAGCCACGAAGAGAGCATAGGCGTCTGTTTCACACAGCTTCTTATCTTTTGCCATTGTGACGACCATGTTTACGCCAGCGGCGGCAAAATCGTCGCCTAAACGCTCCATAATCGTCACAAAATTACCCATTGTCTTCTTGGTTACATTGAAGACAAGACCGACCAAGAACGCATATTTTGTACTTGGATCGGTTGGGATCGTAATGTCGTCGGGGTTTTTCAGGGCTTCCTTCGGATCAGGAAGGAATTTATATACGTCGAGAAAACCCCGAAACTCCGACACAAAGCCTTCGCCAACAGCACCTTTTGCCGCCTCGAAGAAGACTGCATCCGATAGGTTGCAATTCATCAACATACCAAGATTAGCTACAGTTCTTGGTGTTGGTGTATTGACGATATCAGACGTGGGCTGAAAGTCACAGAGCAGATTTGGTCGCGCATTAATGAATGCGATGAGTTGTTGGGGCATTTTGTGTTGCATAGCCCACATAGTCCATTCATCATGGTCAGCTTCCAGCTCAACAATGGTCGTAAACCTCGACTTTACCGGCTCAAGAATACCAGCCACAGACGCCTTATCTTCCTTGCGGTTAGTTGCCGCAACAAAGACGACGTTGTCTGATATTTTCTTGCCATCGAGCATCCGAGACCACAAAAGTTGCATTACTGCCGCTTGTACTGCTGGCGGCGCTTGCCCAAGATCGTCAAGAAAGTTAATCGTGGGCTTTTTGGCATCGATAAGTATCCGCAGATTGTCAAATGGCAAAAATTCTGCGTGTTTATCAATGACGAACGGCAACCCCTTATAGTCTGTGGGATCGCTTACAACCGGATGGGACGTCACAATATCCATGCCCAACCTTTTTGCAGTCTCATTGACGATATCAGTTTTTCCAACACCTGGTCTGCCTTTTATCAAGACAGACAGACCTGATGGAAGAAGTTCGACAAGTAGACTTGTAAGTTGTGACGGTCTCATAGTTTTCTCCTCCTGTTTGCTTGGTA